AATGGATTCGGCGCAGAGTTTGACCTTGAGTTTTCGCCGACAGTGACGACCGCGGGTAGGTACTCTGGTGTGAAGGGTCAGCTGTCAGAATCAATTGTTCTACAGGACTCAAAACGCTTTCAGAAATACTCGTATGAGATCGTTGGTAACTATCCGTTTGATCGGTGGATCAAACCTCTAAAGCGTACGGTGCATCAGGCTGGGACCGAAGTATTTTCTAATATAAATTTAAGTAGTCGCATATCATTTCAGAATGATTCGGAATTCTTTTCACAGAACTTTGAACCTGCGAACTATACACTGGGTGAGAACGCACCGATATCATCACAGGTTATTGGATTCGTTCAGACTTATGCGGTATCAGAGGATAATTACTTTAGGGATGCGTATACTGGTAATGTCGAGTTTGATTATCAGGAACTTTCTGAATCAACACCTCAGTTAGAACAAGAACAGATATCATTTCAATCAGGACTATAGATTATGTCTGAGACAGAAGGCCTTTTAAGAAATTTTAGAATTAGAAATGCAAAGGACTTTGTGGATTACATTAATTCACAGACCAGCAGCCTCTATGTATTTCTTGGTAGAATAAACGAGTGGGAGGACGACGAGAATCCCCCGGCCGTGGACAATACGCTTGCTCAGGAAGTCTCGATCTGGAATGATATCTCGGGCCTTAAAAGAATTAAGACCAACGATGCGGCTCTCGGTTTTCGTAGAATTAACTACGAGCGCGGTAGGTCATACGATATCTATGATAACACGGTGAATCTTGAGAACAAGGACTTTTATGTAATCACCGATGAGGACAACGTCTACAAGTGTATCAACAACGCGAATGGTGGTCTTTCAACAGTAAAGCCGACACACTTTAAGTACGAGAATATCTCGACAGAGTTTGACGGTTATCGATGGAAGTACATGTTCACGATATCCGAGTCCTTGCTCGAAAAATACATCGCTCCTAACTTTATACCCGTTGATATTGACACCGACGTTATTAATAACGCGATACCTGGGACAATTGACAACCTTAAAATCATTACCGCAGGATCAGGTTACGCATCTCTTGCAACCGTTAATAACGACAACGAGATTCCTGTGTACGTGAAGGGCGACGGCGATCAGAACGATACGGCTTCGATTAATGTCACGACGTCCGGTGAGGGTGAGATCGTCGGCTTTACGTTCGCGAGTGGTGGTAACAATTATCCTTACCCAAACGAAAAAAGACAACCCGTTGCTATCAGACAGACAACAGCGAATGGTATCGTTGAGACAGCGTACGGTATCGCGTCGACAAATATTAATGGTCAGATTTCTTCGGTCGAGATTATTGTAAGTGGTTCTGGTTACGTAAACGGCACCGCTCAGATTGTTCAATCATCCTGCCGAGCATATGCAGAGACTAACTTTGACGGCGAGATCATCAATACCGATATCTTTACGGCTCGTGAGGGCAGCAACTTTACACGAGCAACCGCTGTAATAGTTGACCCTCTTGGCTCAGGCGCAGAGATTGTTCCTATTATCTCACCGTTGAATGGTCATGGATCAAATCCCGAAAAAGAGCTCTTTGCAAACTATGTGATGTTGAATCTTCGTCTCTCGGGTGAAGAGGTGTTTCTTGATCAGGATACATTCAGAAGAATTGGTATCATAGAGGATCCAGTGACCTTTGGTACCTCGGGCGATGTTGAGCCACTGGTGCTTACACAGGACGCGGTAGACGCAAAATACAGACTAACACTGGAAGATTCCACCGATAACTTTATTACCGGTGAAAGAATATACGGTGAGAGTTCGGGTGCGATAGGGACAGAGACAAGTATACTCGACGACTCAACGCTTCGTGTGCTTGTTGACAATACGATCTCATCGGATATCGAATTCTTTGGCAGTGAACTGATTCGAGGACTTGATTCCGGCACCAGCGGACTTATTACGAACATCACGAACCCCGAGCTTGACTATTATTCTGGTACGATACTGTATATAAATAATCGTGAACCGGTTACCAGAAATACAGAGTTTCAAGTTGAAACAGTTACTCTTGTAATTGAATACTAATTAGTAAAAGGTATAATATCAATGATCTTTGACTTCAACAAAGAACCCTATTACGACGATTATACGGACGAAAAGGGATACTATAAAATTCTCTTTCGTCCTGGATTTGCTGTACAGACACGAGAACTGAATCAACTACAGACGATGATTCAGAAACAGATCGAGAGGTTTGGCAATCATATCTTTCGTGAGGGTAGTGTCGTTCTTGATGGTCAGTTTGATTCTGAAAGAAGGGTTTCACGAGTTGAGATTACTGATCTTGATCCGAGTGAAGCGGTTCTTGAAGATCTTATCGGTAAAGAGATCGTTGGGCAGTCAAGTGATTTGACCGCATACGTCGTAACAACAGACTACGATGAGGCGGCCGAGGCAAATTTACTTTTTATTCGTTATCTAAATTCTAATAATGCTGACGAGACTGTATTTAGAAATGATGAGGAGCTTGTAGTTACTGGTACTGGAATTACTGCAAGAACCGCAGAGCTCAATGCCACCGGTGAGGGTTCGATCTTCCGTATTCAAGAGGGTGTGCTCTTTGCACAAGGATACTTTATTCGTTTCCCTCAACGAGTTATTGTTACGAGTAGATATACAACGGATCCCACGGTATCGGTAGGATTCCGAATTCAAGAACCCGTGATCGCGACATCTGAGACCGATTCATCTCTTCTTGATAATGCTCAGGGCACGTTTAACTTTGCCGCGCCCGGTGCGGATCGTCTTGTACTATCACTTGACCTTGATACCATTCAGTTTGGTGAGGCAGATTCTGATGATAATTTTCTGCTTCTTGCCGATATCAAGGACGGTCAGATCTACGAGAGCAAGGAACGAACACAGTACGCTCGTGTATACGAGGAGATTGCAAAACGCACGTCCGATGAATCTGGAGACTACTACGTCAGAGGCATGACCGTTCGTACACGTGAGCATCTTGATACTGGACTCAATGAGGGTCTTGATCCTAACGGTAATCCAGATAAATTATCAATCGATATTGAACCCGGTCTTGCGTACGTGAAAGGTTATGAGATCAATAAGAAACAGACACACCATGAGATCATCGACAAGGGCATAGACTTTAAGTACCTGAATAACGCGGTTGTTAGTGCTCGCACGGGTGGATTCATTACCGTGAATGAGATCGTCGGTGCGTTTGATATCGATGAAGGCACACTCATTGATCTGTACGATACTGCCGAACAGAGAGTTACCAACTCAACGAACTCGAGTGCATCACCGGGTGGCACGCAGGTCGGCACCGCTCGTGTCAAGACCGCTGCGTATAACTCGGGTACTCTTGGCTCCGCTGACGGAAGTCTCCAGCTCTATCTCTTTGATATTAATATGACTGGTGGTTCGGTGTTCTCTGATGTAAGCGCCGTTGCCGGTACCTCTTTCTTTGCCGATGTCGAGACGGGTCTGTCCGAGAACATAGACAATACACTGATCTATAGACTCGGTACTTCGGATACAAGAAAAATTCGGTCCGAAACTCAGCTCGAGAATTCGACGGATACCTCGTTTACGTTCTATACGACACAGAGTTCTGCAATTGCTCAGAATACGAAAGAGATCAACATCTCGTCACCGGAGACTCTGGCATACACGGTTGGTGTCCTCTCATCAATTGAGAAACGTGATATCTTTGTGTCATTGAATACTGCTCTTGGCTCACCAAATGATCTTGCCGAGGGCCAACACTTTGATCTTACCGATCCATCAGTCACCGTAGAGGCAACCTCCAACTCAAGTCTTAAGATTAATCTCGGTGATCAGTTTGAAACAATCTCATCAAATGTTCCAGTGACCGTATCATTTAAGGTGCGGCGCGCAGAGATCTTTGAGAGTACAAAGGAGCTTATCAACGACGTATACGTTAAGATAGGATTCAATGAGTCTGGTGCTCCTTCGACCAATGGGCCTATTCCTCTCGGACTCGCTGATGTGTATCGCATCAAAGAAGTTCGTCGTAAGAATGGAGCCGACTTTGCGAACGAGACCGAGGGTACGGATGTAACGAGCCAGTTTATCTTTGACAATGGTCAGCGCGATAACTACTACGATCACTCGACCATTCGACCATCGGGCATTACTCTTGCGTCGGACGATTATCTGCTCATTCGTCTTGATTACTTTAGCTCGGATACACACTCGTACTTCTCTGTCGACTCATACCCGATTGACGATACGCAAGAAACCGATACCACGATCTTTACATATCAGATCCCATCATACACAACATCGTCTGGTGAGGTGTATGCACTCCGTGATTGTCTTGATTACAGACCCGTAAAGGTAAAAACGGCATCGGATGCACTGACGACCGCCGCCGCAACAATGAATCCCGCGACGACGAACGACTTTATTACAAACGAGACGACCAACAAGCTATTGATTCCTCTCCCGTCAAGTCGTATCGAGTTAGATTACTCATACTATCTCTCACGTCGAGATGTTCTGACGCTTGACCGTGACGGCAACTTTTCTGCCGTTCGTGGATCACCGTCAAGCAGCCCAATTACACCATCGGTCTCAGAGAATGTAATGGCGATTGCGAATATCTTTATTCCACCTTACCCATCAATTTCTCAGACCTTTGCAAGAATTCTTGATCTGAAAGATGACTTTTGTACTCATGAACGCATCGCACAAAAACGATTCACGATGCGTGATATTGGTGTTCTTAAGGATCGCATCGAGAACCTTGAGTACTATAATGCGCTCAATCTTATTGAGAAGGAGACATCAGATCTTCAGATTCTTGACGAGAATGGTCTTGATCGATTTAAGAATGGGTTCTTTGCTGATGGTTTTCTCGATCACTCGCTCGGTGATACAACGAATCTTGACTATAATATTGCGATTGATAGAATCGAGCAGACGATTCGACCGGTGTTTGCCATGGATTCGTTTGATTACGAGTATGATGATTCACAAAGCAATCTTGGTAAAATCGGTAATCTACTACATCTTCCGATCGAATCCGAAGAGGTACTTGTTGAGCAGAATAACGTAACGACAACAAGAAACGTCGAGCAGTCGGTGTATCGATTCCTCGGTAATATTGAATTGGATCCTGATAACGATACATGGGTCGATGACGAAACGGTTGACAAAAATATTGAGTTCGGTAATGATCTTCCTACCGACAAACTCATGTTTACTGACTGGGGCTCATGGGAAACCAATGTCGTGGGTTATGATGTCTCGAGACAGGCTGGTGGTTGGACTGGTCTCAAGTTTAGGTCAGGCTCTAAGAACTCAACCGCACAACACCTAAAAACATTTAGTAGTTATGGTGCGGCAAGAGCAGCGGCAAGAAATCAGGCGTCATATAGAGGATTTACTGGCGGCCGCACTCAGGGTGTCGTTGAGACACTAAATCAGGAGGAGCGCGCTGGGATTCAAACGACGGTGAACTTTGAGAAGGAAACACAGCAGCTTGGTAACTTTGTTACTGACGTGTCACTAATTCCTTATATCAGACCTCAGGCGATCAATATCTATGCGTCGGGCATCAAACCACGCACACGTCACTTTGTATTCTTTGATGGTGAGGACGTCACACAGTACGTACGTCAGTACACAACAATTGATGACCCAACCACATTTACTGCCGAAGGATCTGACCTTCGTACAAATGAGTTTGGTGAGATCCGTGCCGTTCTGTACCTACCATCCGAGGGCAAGAGATTCCGCACCGGCACGAAGGAAGTTGTCATTACGGATAACCTGACGGATTCGCTTGAAGATGTAACATCAAGAGCCGAGACAACATTCATTGCATCGGGTCTTAACGTACAGAGGCAGAACACTACACTGTCGACCAAGATTCCTACGACCGCGGATGCAGAAGAAGTATTCGAGACAAGAAACCGGCGAGTCGTTGATACGAAGGTCGTCGGACCATCGTGTATCGCGTACACGTTCAGGGTCGACGTACCAGCCGAGGAGGAAGGTGCGTTCATTACGTCCATTGATCTTTTCTTCCAGCAGTTCCATCCCGAGCTAGGATTTAGGGTTCAAATTCGTG